GTAATGATGTAAAAGTTTTCTGTCAAACACTTATTAGTAATAATAAAAAAAAAACAATTATACTAGATGATATTGATAATATAAATGAACAAAGCCAGCAAGTTTTTAGAAATTATTTAGATAAATATAGTAAAAATGTTAATTTTATAGCATCATGTACAAACATACAAAAGGTAATAGGTTCATTTCAGTCAAGAATTTTAATAGTAAAATTAAATAATTTTACTAACAATAATTTATTAGAAATTATGAATAATATATGTATAAAAGAAAACATTATAATAAATAATGAAAGCAAAGAATATATTATTAAATTAACAAATAATTCTGTTAGAACATTAATATGTTATATTGAAAAAATAAAAATATTGAATAAAAAAATAGATTTAAATACAATATATAATTTATCGACTAATATTAATTTTACATCGTTAATAAATTATACTAATTTATGTAAAAAAAACAAATTAGTAGAAGCAATAAATTTATTTATTCAAATTTATGATTTAGGATATTCAGTTATGGATATATTTGATAGTTATTTTTCTTTTTTAAAAATATATAATGATATAGATATAAATAAAAAATATTCTATATTAAAATTATTGTGTAAATATATATCTAATTTTTATATAGTACACGAAGATGAGATTGAATTAGTATTTTTTACAAATAAATTAATAACCATACTACATACTAATAATTAATTATTTACATTATATATATATATATATATATGATTAATCAAATTTTAAAAAAAAAAATACCAAAAGAAATACTATTTGATTTAATAGAAAAAACATGCGTAAAATATAATAACTATTATATTTTTAATAAAATATCTTATAAAAAAGGAGATTTTTTGTCATTATATAATAATTTTACAAATAATTTATTAGATTATTATCATAAATCAAAACAATATTATTTAACAAGAAAATTTAATTATAATTCATTATTAACAATTATAAGACATATATGTAAAATTAATAATATATCATATACATCAAAAATTATATATGATAAATCTAATTATGAAATTATCTATTATATTTATTTTTAAATTTGATTTGCAAGTAATAATAATTTACCTAAATTATTATTAGAATTTAATACTTCTTCAACTGTTAAATATGAAAACCATTGATAATTAACTCTAGTTAATAATTCATCCCATGGTATATAAATACCATATTTATTACAATTAAAATCTATCATTTCATTAGACATTAATTTATCTAATGTAATAACTTTATTATTTTCATCTTTAATACCAATTAATTTACTTTCTATTAATCCAATACTATTATTATTTTCTAATAACCATTTACCTAATATGCCATTAAATTCAAACTCTGAACTTTGATTTTGAGAAATAGTTATCTCTTGAAATTTTATAAATTCATTTAACATATCATTATTAGCAGTAGAACCCATTAAAATATTACTAGGTAATGTTTCTTGAATAAAAGATTCATTAAAACTTTTATTTATCATTTCAGATACAGTAAATATTTTATTAGATTCAATATTATTCCACAAAGGTTTTAAATTTTTATAACATATAAATGAAGAAGGAATTAATAAACCACCATATATATTTAAAATTCTAGATAAAGCAATATTTCTAATATGGTTTTTTATAGGATTGCTCATTTTATCAATATCGAATGTCCAATTAGGGATAATTTTTTTAAAAGAACTATTATCAATCATACATATGTTAAAATCATTTTTATTATAATCAATAATAGTTTTAATAGTAATAAGTTGATATGGTTGATTTAAGTTTTTAGTATTTCTAGAATAAAAGTCTAACCATTTTCTAGAATTTACATTTGAAATTATTGAATTTTCATTATTGATGTGTATCCATAAACAAGGTTTATTATTTTTCCCTAAAGATTCAGGTGTTAATAAATATTTATCAATCATTTTAAAATAATGTTCATTTGTATTTTTTGATTCTTCTTTTTTAATTTTATTATAAAAGTACGATAATATAAAAAAAAGTATAAAAAATATAATATATTTTAATTGGATCATATTAATATATATTATGATAATAATTTTAAATTTGACCACCATAATTTATTTTTCTCTCTATTTTTTTCTTCTTGATTTAATAATTTATATGCTATATTTGTAGCTATTTCTTCATTATTTATATGTTCTCTATTTAAATATGCATGACTTTCATTTTTTGTTAATGATTTTAAATTTTGATTATCTCTATAATTTTTATAACTATTTACATTATTAAATTTCATTTTATTTTCATAATCTGTATTAGAAACAGGTATTAATGTATTAGTATGAGCAATTTTTAAATCTTCATAATTTAAATTACTAAAAATTCCTGAAGTATAGTTATTATCATTTATTAAACTATTATTATTTGTATTTGCAGATTCAATATTTTTATAAGTATCTTTTTTTATAATTTGACTCATTTCATTTTTTTTATGTTCAATAAAATTATGCATATTATTCAAATTTGTTACGTTTTTACTATCATCAAAATCTTCATCTGATTTTAACCAATCTCCATACCCATTATCACTTTCATTTAAATTTAATTTTTCAAAAAGATTATTAAACCATTTGTTAAAATCTAATTTTTTTTTTTTCATTAATTTGTCAATAATATCTTGATTTGCTTCTTCATCTAAATCATTTAAATAATCTACTTTTGTATATTTATTAATTGTATTTTTTTTATCTTTACTTTTAAATTCATTTATTTGTTTTAAAATTTTAAAAGCTTTACAATAAAATAAAAAATATTCTTTATCTAATCCTGATTTATCTGGATGAACTTTTAATACTATTTTTTTTACTCTTAATAAATCATTATTATCAAAATTTTTATTTAATTTAAAAAGATTTAAAATATCATTTAAATTATAATTTTCTATATTTAAATCTATATTCATTTAAAATATACATTTAATTAAAATTTTTACATATTTCCCCAAAAAATTTAATTACATTTGAAGGATTACTATCTGATATTGATAAATTACTCAAATACCAATAATCTCGTTCAATATTGCAATTATAATATAAAATAGAAGGTATTGTTCTTATCATTTTTTTTGTTTTTAATTTTCCAAATAACTCCATATTCTCATCTACATCTAATTCATAACACGAAACATTATCTGGCATGTGTATAAATAAATTATTTAATGTATCTTCTATTCTTTTACAAGGAACACACCAGGTTGCGCCAAATTTAATTATAATATGAGTATTACTTTTATTTGATAAAAGATTTATTAATTCATTAGAATTTAATTTTAAAAAAATTTGTTTTTCTAAATTTTTAGAATCATCTTTAACTATTTTATAATTATCATCCATAACAATATTATATAAATAATATATAATTTATATATCTTTAACTAATTTATCTAATTTTTCTATATCAATGTCTGGTAATATAACATGTGATTCCCAAAAATATTTACAAAAACTATATTTAATTTCATAATTTAATCTATAACAATGTTCATAATTTAAAACAATTTTTTTAAATATATTTTCGGGTAATAACTTTAAACTATTTCTTGGTAAAACATATGATAATTGAGTATATATATTAACTGGACCATTTTTATTTTCAGATAAAATAGATTGATTAAAAAAAGGTACATAATTATATAAATCTTTAAATAATGGAGCATAATTAAATTTATAATACCATCTCCAATTCGAACATCCCGAATTATAATACTTAAGATTCCATTCTAATCCTTCTAAATAATTTAAACAAATTTTTTGCTTTTCACTATCATTAATTTCTATATCAAATAATTCTCGATAATATCTAGTTTCCCATCCTTCATCTCCTATATTAATATATTTTTCAACAACTCTATCTGTTAATGGTTGATTTAGTAATTTTTCTTCATCATTTTTAAATTTATTATGTTTAAATCTTTTTTCAAGATTATCACGTTTTTTGATTTCATTTAAAAGATTTTCTTCTTCTAAATCAGATAAAATTTGAATTAATAATCTTACATTTTTCCAATTTATATCATTATTATTAGTTAAAAATTTATTTTCTTTTGAAAATTTATTTTTATAAATATTTAAAATTATATCCATTCCATTAGTTCTAATATTTATAGATGGAAAATGTGGCATAAAATCATTTCCTAATAAAAATGATAAAAATATATAATCATTAATATATTTATTATAAATATTACTTTCAATTAAATTATTTTCATGATATTTCATATTATCTATTATTACTTCTTGTAAATAGTAAATATCCATAACATACATTTTATTAGAAACTAATGTTTTATCAATATTATTAATAAAATATGGAGTTTCTCTAAATAAAAATAAATTGTTACAATATTTTAAATGTAATAATGTTAACATTATTAAATCTGCATCTAATCCATAGATTATAGTTGTTGAATCTATATATTTATTATAATTATCTCTTATATAATTAAAAATTTTATGTTCTCCTTCACCAACATCATCAGTTCCAGATACAATTATATTCGCATTTTTATATTTATTATTTTTAAAATAATCTTTAATTTTTTTAGTTAAGTTATTCATAAATTTTGTTCCTGGTGTAATTGCACATGTATCCCATTTATTTTCATCATTAATATTTAAATAATTATTTGTATACCATGTTTTATAACGCCGATTACGTTGTTGTTCTAATTTAGCAATTGGTGCCACTCCATCAAACGCTATATAAATAGTATTTATTGGATTAATAATATTTATATAAAAATTTAATTTTTTTATAACATAATCTATTATTTTATTTTCATAATTATCTGATTCATAATTAATATTATGAACAGCATCATAAATTATACTATTACTATCTAAATAAAAATTATCTATTTTTATATTTTTATTGCAAGTTTTTAGAATAGATTTATAATTTTTGATAAGATATACAAAATATGAAGGAATTCCCATCATATTTATTAATCAGTTATATTTAAATAATTTTACAAAATATATTAAAATATATATTATATATTATCTATATATTTATATGACATATGAAAAAATAATTTTTTTACAAAATATAATAAATAAAACATTATTATCATCTCAAAAATATAAATTATACGACATTTTTACATCAAATGAAATAAATATTTTAGTAAATTCATTAGAAAATATATATAATGAATTAGATAAATTAAAAAGTAATTTTAATATAGAAATTTTAAATTCATTACAGGAAGATTTAATAATAATTATACAGAATTATGGTACAGAATGTATTGAAGATATAATTAAATTATTAATAGGAGAAAATTATATAGATTATTTAGAAAAAAGTTATTCAAAAGAAAAATTTAATATTATAAAGAACTATTTACATCCAATTAATTTTAAAATTATATTAGGTAAAATTAACAATAATGATAATAATAAAAAAACAATTATTAAAAATAAAATAATCGATGACGCAAATATTTGTGAAGATGCATGTAATCTAGAATGTTTTGATTTATCTAGAATTAGTAAAATTTTTCAAATAAAAGTATATGGTATAAAAATTGTTATACATAATTATAATTGTAATAAAAGTTATATTATATCTTGTATAGCTGATGATATAATAATATCATGTTTAAATTATGATTATATTAAAAATAAATTATCAAGTTTAAATAAAATTAATTTAAATAATAATAATGAGTATTGGAAAAAATATATTACTTCTTTAACTATAAAAGATCTATTAATATATAATGAAAACGAATTATATAACAAATTTGAAAATATTTTAAATCAACAAAATTTATATAAACAAAAACCTATTTCACAATTAGTAAAAGAATTTACTAACTCTGAATTATATAATCAAAGATATGTACTTATTATTTTACTTTTAAAATCAAAAGATAAAGAATATCAGTATTTAGCATATCTTTTATATGATTTGCTTTCTAATGAAAATAATAATAATATAGATACATTTGAACAAACATTATTATATGATAGTTTACCTTGGGTTATTAAAAAAGATTTTAGAAATGCAATGAAACAAACAATTAATTATACAAATAATTTATATAATTTTGATAATAATAAAATTCCATTAGAACAACAAATTTGTTTATTAAAAGCGGATGATTCTATTAAAGAAAAAGCAATATTAAAATTAAAAGAAATTAAAGCTAAATCAGAAGATTCTGGAACTAAAGCAAGACAATATTTGGATGGTTTATTAAAAATACCTTTTGGTATTATCAAAGAAGAAGAAATTTTAAGTATAAAAAATGAATCTAATAAAATATTTAATAATTTAATTGATAAAACTAATTTACTTACTAATATTCAATTTATAGAAAAAAAAAATTATACAAATTTTGAAATTAATGAATATTTACAAAATATAGAGAATAATATAAATAATTATTACAAAAATAATATATTAAATGAAATAAAAAAAAATATTTTATCAATTAAAAAAGATAAACTTTTAAAAATTATTTATTTTATAAATAATAATACAAATTGTGAAAAAATATCAACTTCAAAAAAAAAAAATATTGATTTAATAAATATTTTAAATAATTTTATTGAAAAAAATTTTAATGATATTAATTTAATTCTAAATTTAGTAAATGAATTAGAATTTTATAATGAAAATACTAATCCATTTGAATTATACATTTATATTAAAAATAATATTGAAGTATTAAAAAAATCTATTTTTACTACTGGAAATTATATAAAAGAAGTTAAAAGTAATTTAAACAATGCTATTTACGGTCATGAAAAGGCTAAAAGACAGATAGAGAGAATTATTGGACAATGGATTAATGGAGATAAAAGTGGATATTGTTTTGGTTTTGAAGGACCACCTGGTGTAGGTAAAACATCTTTAGCTAAAAAAGGAATTGCTAATTGTTTAAAAGATATAAATGGTAATTCAAGACCTTTTAGTTTTATTGCAATTGGAGGAAGTTCTAATGGAAGTACACTAGAAGGTCATAATTATACATATGTTGGTTCAACATGGGGTAGAATAGTAGATATTTTAATTGAAACAAATTGTATGAATCCAATAATATTTATAGATGAATTAGATAAAATTAGTAAAACAGAACATGGTAAAGAAATTATAGGTATATTAACACATTTAATAGATACTACACAAAATGATTGTTTTCAAGATAAATATTTTAGTGGAATAGATTTAGATTTATCTAAAGCATTATTTATTTTTTCATATAATGACGTAGACAATATAGATAAAATATTATTAGATAGAATACATAGAATAAAATTTAATCATTTAAGTATTGAAGAAAAAAAAATTATAACTAATAAATATTTACTTAAAGAACTTTATGAAAAAATGGGTCTTGATAATACTATTAATATTAGTGATGATATTATTGAATACATTATAAATACATACACAAATGAACCTGGTGTACGTAAATTAAAAGAAATATTATTTGAAATAATTTCTGAAATTAATCTAGAATTATTAAGTCTTAAAAATAATTATACTATTCCTATTGAAATAACTATCGAAGATATAAAATACAAATATTTAAAAGAA